ATTTTCAGTAAAAGAACAGTAAGAAGTTTACCTGCTTTGATGTATCGGTCGCATCCTCGCCTGAAGAGCGAGTCGAGCTAGTTCGATTCTAGCAGGCAGGACCAAGTTTTGCGTCTGTGGATGGAATTGGCAGACACGTCGCTCTCAAAAAGCGATGCCCTAAACGGCGTGGGAGTTCGAGTCTCCCCGGACGCACCAAGATTGAAATCGTGAGCACAGCGGAAGCGTCAACTTCTCGGGTGCTTGTTCATTTACAGCGTTGACGCGCTCATGTGAATAAGGGTTCGATTCCCTCACGGATATTAGATTTAGTCTCATAGCACAACGGCAGTGCAGCGGCCTTATACACCGTAAGCTCCGGATTGGAGCGTGATGTAGGTTCGAATCCTACTGAGACTACCAGTTTTGTGGCTGTGATGGAATAGGCAGACAGCAATCACTTAAAACGATTGGCTCGAAAGAGCGTAGGGGTTCAAGTCCCTTCAGCCACACCAAGTTTCGCGCTTCAAGTGTTACGATAGCACAGCGGGCTCTTAACCCGTCGAGACTCAGTTTAATTCTGAGGAGGCGCACCAAGTTTCGGGTTCTCACTTCGTTGTTCGGGTGAGGTAATTGGCGAACGGATACGTAGCCGATTCCTGAGAAAGTTTTGGACTGCTACGTCAAAGGCAAGACTACGCGCCTTTTAAGCGCTGGAATCTCCGTTCGAGTCGGAGGCGGTCCACCAAATTTCCCATCGGTGTGAGAACGCACCGTTCGCTTTCAAGGCAGAAGCGGCGTCATTCCGTTCGACTCGGATTCGCGGCGAAGTTCACGATGGGATTAAGTTTCATGGGAATACAGTTCGGAATTACATCGAACAGTCGTCGGGAAGACTAGTCAGTACCGCCGAAAGGACGGGGCGAGAAACCCCGGGTTCCCAGACCATTATGTATATTGATTACGAAAGTTTTTCTGCTGAATCTCTCGCCGAGGATCGGGAAAAGATGTGGCAAGATATTGTAGATGAACTTTATGAAAAGTTAAACGGAGAGGTTGGGGCAACAGGTCGCCCTACTCGGCTGTAACCCGAGAGTCCCTTGGGACGTTATAGGTTCGAATCCTATTCTCTCCACCATATTCGACTCGTTCAACGGTAGGACCCGCGTCCGATTAACGCGGTATCAAGGTTCGAATCCTTGGTCGAATACCAATTATGACGTACGAAGAAAAAGCAGAAGCATTGAATAAACATGCTGACTCGTGTCCGCAATGTAACCTATCACGGAAGTGTAGTGATACTCGCGGATGCTGTGAAGAAGGTAAAAAGATTTTGGGCTGTTAGTTAAGTGGGATAACGGTTGCCTTGCACGCATCAGTCGGGAGTTCGACTCTCCCACGGTCCACCAATTTCAATATGCTGCTGGCAGATCGGCAGATGCACTCGGTTTACACCCGAGACAGCGGGGTTCAACTCCTCGGCGGCATACCAGTTTAATGATCGTCTTGCTGTAGACCGGAAATAAGCAGCCTCCGTTTCGGGAGTAGCGCAAACTCCTCCATATTTTGGGCTTGTCATCTAACAGGACAAGGTTCAGGTCTACGAAACCTGCAATTACGGTTCGAGTCCGTACAGGCCCACCAAGTTCGGACTGTTCGTTCAATGGATAGGACACCGCGCTTCGAACGCGGCTATAGGGGTTCGAATCCTCTACGGTCTACCAAGTTTATGTAGTGCGATGCGTTGGCCCTAAGTGCGGTTGACAGGGGCATCTGGCCCAGATTATTACGCCTGACGAAGCGAAAGCAGAAACTCGAAAGAGTCGCGTGGAGTCCTCCCATCTGGGAAATAAATGAGGACCTAAAGACCGCACAAATTTTATTGGTGGTTCGTCTAATGGTAAGACGCTCGGCTGTTAACCGTGAAGATGAAGGTTCGAATCCTTTGCCACCAGCCATTTAAGCCGAATTAGTATAGTGGTAGTACGTCGAGCTTGTACCTCGAAAGTGAGCGTCCGATTCGTTCATTCGGCTCCAGTCTCTCAGTTGTGCGGATAGTATCGTGCGATAGTTGGCCGAAGTGATGTGAGAGCATCCTCGGATACATCCCTCACGCTGGCTACCATCCAATGACGGTAGGCACCGTTGCTTTCGAGTAACGAGTAACGCCAGTCGCACAACAAAGATTTTTGCACTTATGATCTAATGGTATGATGCCGCTTTCGTAAAGCGGACGTGGTGGTCCGATTCCATCTAGGTGCTCCAGTTTAGGAGTAAGATGATTGACAAGATTATTTTTGGATTACAAGCAGGAAGCTTCTCTTTGATGCTGGTCCTGTTAATCTTTTTCAAAGCGTCTTACGGTTTGATGATTTCGACTTTTGGTTTGCATGCTCTTGCTGATACATTGTTCGTACTACGCAGTAAAGGAGTACTATGAACCTATCAACGATTCTGAGTTCTGTAGACAAGTACATTAAGATCAAGTCCTGGCTTCAGTTTGTTGGTTACATGTTAGCGTTCGGCGGATTGGTATTCATCGAACACCCGCTCGCAAAGATAGTAGCGTACGTCGGTTTAGGCGTCAGCATGGCAGGATTTTTGTACGACATGATTTATCCTTAAGAGTTTCGCGGTCGCAGTGGCTATTCCGGCGCTGTGCTAAGTGGGAAGTCCGATGCCTTCTAACCGCCAGTATTCGCTTCGATGGTTCAATGGTAGAACGGGTCCTTGGTAAGGATCAGACTACAGTCCGATTCTGTATCGAAGCTCCAGTAACTTGTCCGAAAGGGCATAGGAAGTTTTAAACAGTTAGACGCGCAAGCGGACCTTACAGTCGAAAGACGGGACGGACCCTTAGTAAGGAACTTCCGAGCATTTAGTTTTGGTGCTAGGGTCAGTTGGTAACGACGAGCCCCTGTCACGGGTTAAGTCCGGGTCCGATTCCCGGTAGCACCGCCAGTTTAGGAGACTTATGATTATAGGAATTCTCATAGGTGTCATAGCATTAGTTGTGTTCTTGTACATGATAAAAGGTATGGGATACAAAGAGTAATTACGGCCCTGTCGTCTAAAGGCAGGACATTTGCTTCTCAAGCAAGCGACGGCGGGTCAGTACCGCCCAGGGCCTCCAATTTAAATTTCATATCAATTGACCGGAGGGTCTAAGTATATGAGTAGTTCAGATAACGATAGGAACAGACGCAGGAGTGACTTCTTAGGTGTGTCGTTTAGTACGGCCACATTTAAATTAAGAAAGAAAATTTTATTCCATCTTCTTAAAAAGCACCAAGAAGATGTTTGCTCTCAGTGCGGTAAAAAGATTGAGACGATAGAAGAATTGAGTATTGAGCATTTAAAGCCGTGGGAAGGAATTTCTGTTGACCTGTTTTGGGATATCGAAAACATAGCGTTTTCTCATATTCGTTGTAATGTACCGCATAAATACAATAACGGTCAATTAAAGCCCAGGCCCGACGGAGCAGACTGGTGCGGCCCAGGGCAGCATTTCGCTCCCGTTGAAGATTTTTACAAGAGCAAATGGTATCATACAGGAAGGCAGAAGTGGTGTAAAATTCACCGTCCTGCTAGATAATTTTGAGTTTGCACGTTACTGTTTTGGCTTCAGCATGCGTTGAGAGTCAAGGCGTCAACTGAGACCGTCTACCGCATGTAGAACGGGAGTGCAATTAATATGGCGATATCGTCCAGTGGCTAGGACGGGTGACTTTCAATCACCAAACCAGGGTCCGATTCCCTGTATCGCTACCAATATGTTTCACTATACGGACACATGTGTCTTTATAGCGAGATAAGTAATGCGCTAGTGGTGGAACGGCAGACACGCCAGTCTTAGAAACTGGTTCTGAAAACGAGTGGGGGTTCAAATCCCTCCTGGCGCACCAAATTTCTGTTGCGGTGTATAGTTCTGGTGAACTTCGAGGTCTCATAAGCCTTGCAGGAAAGTTCGATTCTTTTCGCCGCTACCAATTTACGCTGAGAGGTCCACCGGAAAGTGGACGGCGGTCTCATAAACCGTAACAGGTTGGTTCGACTCCAACTTCAGCGACCAATTCGAGCGGCTGTGGTTCAGTGGTAGAATTCGTCCTTGCCAAGGATGAGATACGGGTCCGATTCCCGTCAGCCGCTCCAAGTTCACGCGCCTGTCAAGGCATTGGGGTCGCCCCAGAATACTGACCTTCCGACTAGTAAGCCCGCGAGGGGACTAGCAAAAATTTTATGAGCAAAGAAAAAGAATGTTTAGATTGTAAAGTTCCAGTACGTGAGTCCTCAGAAGGACTTCGAAACGAAGACGGAACTTTTCATATCTGTAAATAAGTTTTGCGGGTGTGGTATATAGGTTGTGCCCTGGCCTTCCAAGTCAGAGAAACGAGTCCGAGTCTCGTCACCCGCTCCAAGTTTAGGCTGTTAGGACAATGGTAGTCTACTCGCCTCCAAATCGAGTGATGGGAGTTCAATTCTCTCACGGCCTGCCAAATTTGCAAACGCTGCTGGTCAGCGGTGTTAGCGGGGTTAGCGCCCCGATGACCTATTTCGGTAACTTCCGAGCGCCTTATGCCGGGCGAGATGGCTTGAAACCCAAGGCTATAATTTTATGGTCCCGTGGTCTAACGGAAAAGGCAACAGCCTTCTAAGCTGAAAGATGAGTGTTCGATTCACTCCGGGACTACCAGTTTTGGTTCTGTAGCTCAAACGGAAAGAGCATCTGCCTCCTAAGCGGGAGATGACGATTCGAGTTCGTCCAGGACCACCAGTTTTATTTTGGTAAGCCAGACTGTCGCGGGAAACCGAGGAACTTCTGGACATCACTAGACAGAGAGCCGTGGAAGTTGCGGGCCGAGTAATCGGACGGGTAAGGCTTCGTATGTAAGCGAGCGCTGACATTGCAAAATGTCATCGAGCGCTGACATCATTCAAGCGAAGGCACTCCACTCTCGATGCAATCTCAAATAGGGCTGGAGCGCGTCTAGCGTTATGATAGCCGGGTTGAGAGCAAAGACGGATGACAGTCAGGTTGACACCTAACAGTGGCGACCGACAGAATCCAGGGTATCGGCTAACCAAAGCATTACGGAGAAGTGGCGAAATGGTAGACGCAACGGTTTGCTAAACCGTCGTACCGAAAGGACGTGGGAGTTCAAGTCTCTCCTTCTCCGCCAATTTAATGGAGCGCAGTCGGCAATGGTGCCCCACTGTCTTGAAAACAGTACTATCCCTTATAAAGGATAACGGAGTTCGATTCTCTGGCGCTCCTCCATTTAATGTCTCAGATGCTGAAGCGGTCGAAGCGGAAGTCTGCAAAACTTCTCTTAGTCAGTTCGAGTCTGACCTGGGACTCCAATTTTATTGGCTTGTCGTCTAATCGGTAGGACGAAGGACTTTGAATCCTTCTATCCAGGTTCGAGTCCTGGTGAGCCAACCATTTCAATTGCCCGATCATCTAATTGGTAGGATAGCGGACTCTGAATCCGCGCATCTAGGTTCGAGTCCTAGTTGGGCAGCCAATTTAGCAACACACTGAACAGAGGCTTCGCTAATCCCGAAACAGTGTACATCCTTGTAAGTGCTCTGCCAAGTATCAAGGATGAGGTGCAAGATGAGAAAATTTCTTGCGTTGTTCACATTAGCTACTTTACTTGTCCTGGGCGGTCTTCTTGTAAAGCCCTGGAATTCATACGAGCCCGAAGCACGACTCGCATCTGGTGCGATGTTTTCAGGCAGCGACCGTAGTTTTCACTGTTCTGGCACTGAGATCGGCGCTACAGCAGACGGCGGTGGGATATTCCTGACCGCACGTCACTGTGTAGCCGACCCACAGACAAATAAGCTTAACGAGCACTTCGCCGTCTCATTCACAGATAACCAGGGTGGTCCGTTTTATGACGCCACGCCTATTGCGCTATCTTTGAGCGACGACCTGGCTCTGCTCTACGTAAAGAATGGCGCTGGTATTCCACAGGTCCGAATTAAGGACGAGCGCAGTCTCCGTAGTGGCGACCCGATATTCAACGTCTCGTTCCCATTGGGCACGGGCAAGGAACTGTTCCACGGCGAGTACATGCGTGCGAGCTTCCCGACGTTCCCTAGTATCATAGCAAGTTATCCGCAGTGGCTGTACGCTATGCCGATGAACATGACTATCGCGCACGGTTCAAGCGGAAGCGGCGTGTTCAGTAATAAGCAGCGTGCTCTTATTGGAGTTGCCGTAGGAACCTTCGAAGAGGGAACTTACAATATCGCAATTCCAGCAGACCGTGTCCTGGACTTTCTAAACGATTTGAAAGACAACACGGTGGAGAAGTTTAAGTATGCTTTTCCAGAAAAAGAACCTAACGAATTCATGATGTTTTAATTTTATCGGGGTGTAGTTCCGTAATCTGGCAGCGGTCTCGCTTTGGAAGCGAGTGGTTAATACCCTTGGAGGTTCAATTCCTCTCACCCCGACCATTTTGTTCGAAGAAGTATAGTACTTGGAGTGTAGTATAGGAGCGCAAATGAACGTTATATCTATGGTAGCTAATCTTGTCAAAGAACGAGATTACTACAAAGAATCATTCATAGAGTGTCAAGCTATCATTAAACAGTTAGCTGAAGGTCCTGGCGATATCGAATACATTCATCCATTTGATATGTATGATATTCTTAACTCAACGGACGCTAGTGAATTCATCGATGTTTACACGGGTCCGAAGGATGAAAGAACTTTTACGTTAGGTAAATCTGGAAAGAAATACAAGCAATCTCAGTTCATTCCAGCAAAGTCGAAAAATTTTAAGTAATCGAGAAATAGAGGAGCCTGGCTTATCTCGCCCCGTTCGGAACGGGGAGCACGCTGGTCCGAATCCAGCTTTCTCGACCATATTATAGCCGCCTGATACTTGGGCGGCTTTTGCATTTCAGGGGCATATGAAGGTATTCCCAATCCTACTATCGCTGCTACTGGGCTGTTCGCCTGTGCATCGTAAAATTTATGGCGGACCCCCGACCTACCCTAAGCATGCAAGTCCAGCCGCACAAGGTTTGATAATCGAAGTTTACGGCTCTGAGCGGTACCAGCAAGAGCGGGTCCGTCGCTTAGCAACACACCTGAACTTTACAGGACAGCCGATGCCTGGTTGGTGGCGCATCGTAATCCTCAGTCGAGCAGACTGGGACGATGCCCTGATTAGATATCACCTCGAAGGCAGAACAGCAAGTGCCTTCACGGTAATGAATCAGGACGAAACGTTCGTTAGCGAAGAGTATCTGTTCTTTGCAACGGATGACCGAGTCCAGTTCACTCTAGGACACGAAGCAGGACATTTAATTTGTAGTTGTAGTTCAGAAGACCGAGCAAATCAAATTGCTAGGATTCTGACCAGGCGGTAAAGCACGATTGGTTTGATTGAGCGGGGCCGACGTGTTCTTTAGTACAGGAGATTTATGACAATCGGAGTACCAACACTATCAGCAAGAACGCAGTATCTCGACTTAGGCGAAAACCTTGATGTTTATCAAGTAGTCGGAGTCGGTGGCGCAGTTCTTAGCGCAGAAAACATAACAGGTGTATCTTACGGAACCTTGATGGCTAAGGACGCGCAGACAGCACACGCTGGCGGTGGTCAGGCTAACGGAGTAGTTATCGTAGCGCCTATCACACGATTTTCTGTCGTAGCTTCGGCTGGAGATTCAGCAACACTTCCTCATGCTCTACCGGGCATGACTATCACTATAATCAATACCACAGCTACATCTATGAATGTTTTCCCTGCACTAGGAGAAACCATTCAAGGTGGAGCGGCTAACGCGCAGCAAGCTGTTCCAGCAACCACAGCAACTATTTTCTATGCAGTAGCAGCTAACGCATGGTGGATTAAGTAATTCTGCGGGGCATTCTTAATTGAGTGCCCCGCTTTTCTTGTTTCTGGTGGTTTGAGGTACGCATACGTGGACTCGCTTCTGTGCTCGATGCGGTTGTTGGTTGCAGAAAAATACAGGTGAAGTGAAGGTCTGCTCGTGCGGTTGGATTTGGAGATAATATGTCAATAGGATTGAGACCACAAGTAAAAACATTACCGATAGCCATTACGGGCGCAGGTGATAATGTTGTCATCGCTGCGGTAGCTGGAAAACTTATTACTGTAGTCGGAATGATACTAGTCAACGGCGCGGCAACAGCAAATAGCGTTACAGTCAAGGATGGTACAGTTAATTTATTGAGCGGTCCTATGCCGTTGGGTATAGCGCCGTCTCCTCCATTCATTTTCTCGGATAACGGATCAGAAAATTTTGATTGGTATCAGACAACAAGTGGAGCAAATAGTTTTATTTTGAATCTTTCCGCAGCCACCCCAGTCGGCGGAACAGTTTGGTATATACAGAATTAAATCGTTAGAATAGGAGACAGCTATGGCGATTCTTCAATATCAGAACCCATCGTCTGTTGATGCTGTTCTCGATTCAGTAAATTTAGGCGGCTCACCCGAAGTTCGTAGAGAAATTCTTGTCCTGGGTGATAGCACGGGCGCGAATGTTACACTAGTCTCAGGGCGAGTCCCGGTAGACGGAAGTGGAGTAACGCAGCCAGTCTCTATTTCAGGGTCGGTACCAGTAACAGGAACTGTTGCTGTTACGCAGTCAACCTCCCCGTGGATCGTATCGCTCGCTTCAACTACTATTACAGGAACGGTCGCTGAGAACCTTACGCAGGTCGGCGGGTCCGCAGTTACACTCGGGGCGAAGACAAGTGCGAATTCTATTCCAGTGGTGCTGGCGTCTGATGAAGCGACTCTGCCTGTTAGCATTGCTGGCACTGTTAATGTTAGCGTTCAGAATGCGGCTCTCGCGGTCACACAGAGCACGTCACCGTGGGTAGTACAAGATACAGCAGCAGAAGCGTCCTTGGTTACGGCGGTTAGCGAATTAGGAATTCTTCCGCAGGCATTGACATTTATTCAAGCTGTGGCATCCAGTGCCGGAACAGGCATCTCTACATTGGACAAGGTATTTGCCACTCCTGTCACAAAGGGTAACGTTCTTTTGTTGATGGCGATGGAATCAGGCGCAGCCGTTCCAACCTGGGCTAAGAGTGCCGGAACAGCAACTGTTCAGTCACTAGGAGTTATAAAGAGTTCTGCCACAGCCCCTGCATTCTCTTTACAAGCATGGTTCGTCTTAGCAACTGGAACCTTAACTATGACCGCCACGTCTGGTGGTGGTGCATCAGTTGACATGGCTGCGTATGCTACGGAAATTCAGGGAGCGTTTCCTACTGGCGTAGGAACTACAAGCATACCGTGGTGGGACGCCATTCAGGTTTCACAAGGAACCGCAGCTAGTTTTGCTTTTACTCCGTTCTACACAGAAACTATCGGTGAGTTGCCTTTCTTGTTCGTAGGCATCGGCAGTGCGGCCACGCTAACGGCTGAAAGTCTTGGCGACTTGGCAATAGTTAATAACGCATCAAACGCAACAACGGGCGGCGCAGGCAACCTTCAATTGTTTTCGGCGGATCGCCCAGTCAACGCAGCACCTTATCTAAAGATGGGAAATTTATCTCCCACGGTTACATTCTCTGGGTCTACTCTCTACACTGCGGTTTATATTTCTCTTAGACCATACATGCTTCCGATAGCGGGAAGCGTGACATCTAACCTGAACCGAGTCGGCGGAAATTTAGTTACTACAGCCGCATCAGGAACCCAATTAGTGGGGAATGCGGATGGAGTTGGGAATCCGCTCACTTCAAATAGCATAACGCCAACTGCTAAGTTTGCATTAGATTCAAACATTACAAGCATTCTCGGAACAGCACCAACGACCGTTGGTAAGCTAGACGTAAAGGGTGCGGACGGCGATGTGTTCGTCCGACAAACCACCGCAGCGAATCTAAACGCGACGGTTGTCGGTACAGGAACCTTTGCGGTTCAAGACTCCGCAGCAGAAGCATCCCTTGTTCAAATTCAACAAGAGTTAAGACAGCAAAGTGCGTTTCCAAACCTTGTTCAGGTCGCCCCGTTTCAATCCAGCGCGTCTGCTACGTCGTTAACGTTGACCTTTGCAAGCGCTACAATTACGAACCACCTTTTAGTTATGGCAATGTCCAGCACGACGACCGTGCCTACGTTTGCGATAACAGGCGGTACAGGAACAGGAGTAATACAACAGATTTACAAGACATCAACAACATCTCCTGCTTTTGAATTGGCCGGGTTCCGAGTTGTAACTTCGGGAACCTTCATAATCACGGTGACTTTTGCATCCGGTGCTTGCGCAGCAATCGGCTATGAATTAAGCGGTTTGCCTCTGTCCGGAAGTTTGCCCAACAGTCAGCCTAATTTTGACACCTTGCAAGTTAGCCAAGGAACAGCAACAAGCGCAACTTTGAGTTCGTTCTTTACTCTTCTACCTGGCGAACTTCCTTTTATGTTCGTTGGTTTAGGCGCAAATACTAATGTCAGTTCAAGCAGTCCCGGCACAACGAGACTCGCCAACTTTACAGTAGACGGAACGAACGTAGCGCAGAACGTAACGACTTCTGGAAACTTGCAGACATTCTTTGCTGGTAGAATTTCCGGTGGTCCGTTAGAAGACATGACGAGCATGACCCCATCTGCTACTTTCTCTGGGTCGTCTTTATTCACTTGCGTATACATTAGCTTCAAACCTGTGTCTATGCCTATGGGTGGAACAGTCGCAAGCATATTGACGCAAATATCTGGAAATGTGGTCGTATCGGCAGCCCCAGGCGTTCAACAAGTAGGTATCGTCGGCGGAACGGGTCTTTCACTTGAGACTACCGCAGGCGTACTTGATTTGAATTTGAAAAACATCGGCAACAGTCCAGTTGTTACAGGACTGGGGATTAGCGGATTAGGTATTCCTCGCGTGACGGTTAGTTCGGATTCATTCTCAGGACTGTCAACCGACGCAAACTTGATTTCAGGGAACGATACCCGTTCACAGATGATGTTAATTTTAGAGTCTACCAGACGAGCGATTGTTGCACTTGCTTGCGAAGGCGGACGTAACAGTCCAGTAGATTTCGATCCGAATACGATTGCTAAAGAAGAAGGCGCTGACGACTACGCTGACTAAGGAATGATATGATTTTACAAGGAAACCAGGGCCAGACGGGTAAACAGGTAGGGCAAAACATTACTGCGGGATTCGGAGAGTTTAGCGACGTTATAGTTAGCGAACTTCAGTCTCGCTTTTATGAGGCTAATTATCGCGGTACCTTGTATTCTACTGGTTCCAGCATTACTGCTTTGTCTGCTAACACCATCACATTGACGGCTACCACGACTCCTATTTTAGGTGTCTGGAATCCGTTGAATTCTTCAGTCAACTTGGTTATTTTGCAAGCATCTTTACAAGCTGTGATTAATACGTTCACCACTCCTGCTGGCGCTGGCGTCTTTGTGTGGGCGTCATCCACGAGCAACAACGCCATTTCAACAGGTTCGGCTCCTTTCAATCGTAAAACATTAGTTTCAGCAGGTTCGCTGACTAAGACGTTCCCTGGCGGAGTAGCACTTACGGGATTAACAAATAACCTTGTAATTTTCGAAGGCGCAGATTTTACGTCTCCAACAGGGCAGACTTACGGAACTATCGTAGCTCCCACATCTGGAACTACCTTGACAGGCTTCGGCGGGGTGCAGACCTTTGACGGTAGTTTGATTGTTCCTCCTGGCGGGGTTTTGGCGTTGTTGAACACAACGTCTACAACTACTATGTCTGCCGCAGGCCGTTTGCTGTGGGCGGAAGTAGCTATCTAATAGGAGATTAAATTGTCTATTCAATTGTTTACGTCTGCGGTAATATATTTGGCAGGAGACGGAACATCCGTTTCGGTAGAAGTGAATCTTAGAAAATTGGGGGCCTCTCCTACGCAGTCTTTGCCGTTAACTAAGATAATTTCTGTAACTCCGACTAGTGTTTCTCCAGCTAGAAATCTCCCTACAGCGTCGCTAAAGGGAGATGTAGTTACTTTTACTTTTGATTCACCTTTAGAAGCCCTTAGTAATCCCGCAGTTTCTTCCATAGGCGAGTACTCTTTAGGCATGTTTTTGACTTTTGATAGTGAATAATTTTGAATTAAAAGGAATACAATGGATATCAATAAAATTTTTGCTGAACTAGGGCGAATGCATCTTGAAGTTATGCAATTACGTGAACAGTTGACGCAGGCTCAGGCACAGCTAGATCAGTACAGCGCAACAAACAACGCGAAGGTACCAGGCTCGCCTACGGAGTAACATGCCGACAGTAGGGGTTCTTCAGCAGACAAGACGCTGGTTTATATACCCTAGCCCGACGCAGACTCCGCTAGTTATGGGCATAACCATGTTTGAGAATTATTTTTCTCAATCAGGTTCGTCTATAGCGATTCAGAGCGACCCAGTGTCCACGGCATCCGTTTCGGTTCTTCAAGGTTCGTCAGCAGGAAACTTTCAGCCGATTACAATAGGCAGGCAAGTAACCAATTTCGGTGTATCTATTTCTAATCCAGCAGAGATAGACGGATTCTTTACGGGCACGCAGTTATTCTCCAGGTCGATTCCGCCTCCTAGAAGGAATGCATTCGGTACACCTGACGGTTGGGGCGATTTAGGACAGCTAGTAATGGCTGGAGAACTTCTAATAGCACCTGGAAGCGGCTCTACGGACTTCGCGCACACGTATTACATCGTAGCTGGCGGGGATATAGTTATTCCTCCTTCTACAAAAGCGCTATGGTCAGTCATCTGTAAGCTGGCGCAGGGCGGTCAAAGCCACAATTCATTTCTTAGAGCGGATACATTGGTTAACGGGAAATCTGTTAGCACCTTGTACTCTGCCCCGGACCCATCGGTGCCGTCAAAGCTACAACTCAGTTTAGGAATTAACTTTTCAGGCACTCAGTTCGGTACTCCTATAGTGACGCTTCAGCAGTTTGAGATTCAAGAGTAAACATGTCAATAAACATTTCTCTTTTAGGGACGATTACCGTAGCGGATAGTACGACTGGTTTGACCAGTCTAACTAAGTCAGTATCTGGTGCGATGGTTATCGGGTCCGCGTTTACTCAGGTACAGAACCTTAACATCGGGACAGCAAGCACAACGCTTGCATTGCCCGTTAACCCCGTTCAGTTTGCCTACATCAAGAATTTGCACGCTAACCAGACGGTTGCGGTTACGTGGACGACACCAGTAGGCGGTTCAGTCCTGGCTATAACGTTGGAACCAGGCGCAGTCATAATCTTCCAAGAAGCGCTTCCAGGCGCTGGCATCACAGCGATATCTTTGCAAGCAAGCGGAGCATCGACTCCGGTAGAATTTTTATTAGGCGGATAGGAGATTTATGGCAATTTCAACAGTAAATATTAGCAGCCCGGCAATTGAGATTTTGTTCACGGATACCGCGCTAGGAAACGTAGCGGATGGTATCAAGTCATCATCTACTAAGCTTTATAGCGTGACCGTTGATAATTCTGCCAACGGCGGAGCGGCAACTTACGTGAAGCTTTACAATCTTGCTAGCGGCTCGGTCACTGTCGGAACGACTGTGCCCGATGATGTCATCCTCGCTCCAGCAGGCGCAATAGTCAACCGCACTTATTGGACAAGCGCTGCACCTGGTGTTACGTTCGGGACTGCTTTGAGTATGGCTGCGGTAACTACTGGCGGAACAGCCGGGGTAACGTCTCCCGCTTCTGCGGTGGTTTGCACAGTTAACTACGTTTAATTTTTGAGATTCATAGGAGATTCAAATGGCGATGTCAACATCGAACAAGAAGGAAACACTCGGCGGTGTATCTAAGAAGAAGGCTGCAATGGGCAACTCTCAACCAGGTAGCACGTCTCACCCGGAAGAGTCTCTAGGCGGCAAGGCAAAGAAGAGAGTTCCTTCCCCGCACACCGGATTCCGCTCTACTTCGCACCCCGAGGAAACGCTCGGTGGAATGCAGAAGAAGAGAGTCATGGCTGGCGGCGGTACGAACGACCATATCTAAATTCTCTGTCCGCTCTGCGGATGGGAAAATCAACGGACTTTAAAACTGAGCGCCTAGTCCGTGCGCTGTTAAAGAGGAAATATGACACATAAGAAGAACTTCGTAGTTGCGGTAAAAGTGAACGGTAAAGTGCTCCGCGAATCTAGTGACCGCGTAGAACTGCCATTCGGCTCCGAGTACAGTATTCTCTTGAAGAACCTGGACTCCGTTCGCATGCAGGCACGCATCTCAGTTGACGGTGAAGACGCAACTGGCTGGCTTGTTATAAGCCCTAATTCGTCAATAGACGTACAGCGATTCGTAAAGGACTGGGACAGCGGCAATCGTTTCAAGTTTATTGAAATGACGGATAAGATTGAAGAGCATCGCGGAGTTAAGGCTGACGATGGTTTGATTCGTGTAGAGTTTAAGCGCGAGAAGGTTTTCAAGTTTCCGGAAACAGTAGTACACTATCACACTTATCCTTACCAGCACCCGTGGTATACGTATTACCCTGGTGGATGTACTCCGAACTATAGCATCAATACGACGAGCAGTCAAACCGCAGGTGGCTTGATTACTAGAAGTTCGCACGTTAGCTTTAATAACTCTGCTAGCGCCTCGGCTGGACCCATCATGGCAATGAACATGATGTCTGCCCAGGCTAAAGTGAACGATGCAGGCATAACAGTTCCAGGTTCGATAAGCGATCAAAAGTTTGTATCAGTATCCGGTTTCGAGACAGAGCAATCCGAAGTGATTGTTCTGCATCTTGTCGGCAAGAAAGCTGGAGCGCCAGTGCAGGTTGCAAAGACCGTGCACATGATGCTTCAATGCGAAACTTGCGGCAAGACAAGCAAGTCATCGGCGAAGTTCTGCAAGGAATGCGGAACAAGCCTAGAGAGGGCGATATGAGCGATGGATGGCAACCAGCAGTAGATAATTTGCAATCTCAAATCAATTCTATTAACTCTCAAATTAGTGTGCTGTCAGGAAAAGAAAATTCTGATGCAACGCAAATCACGCTTCTTTCAAGTCAACTGTCGGCGCTTCAAACGGAAGTATCTGCTATTCAACAGCAAGTGGCTCAGGGAAATACTCTGGTTGATTTATCAGGAGCATCCGTAGTTCTTAGTAATCCTAGTACTGTTAGTCCAAACGGTGGAGCGTATACCGTGGCTTCTCTAAACGGAAGTCCAGCGGTGTTGTCAGTTCCTTCGTCACCAAGCATAGACGGAAAATTATTTAGGCTAACTGTGGCGGCAAGAGTTTTAGACGACGGTGCCGCAGTGGAAACAGATTTTGGCGGGGCATTCGCACTCGGTGACGCATCTATTTTTCAATCCCCAACGCTAGGGCAGCATGAATTCGTCGGCATGAATGGAACAGGCATAGGAGAAGGAACCTGCTTCTTTGAGGTAGATTGTCTTTGGGACGCTTTATCGAAGTCATTGATATTTTCATCTTTGATTCAAGGCAGTCGAAGAATCGGAATAGGCGGTCCGTCTCAAACGTTATCCGGTATTGTGTCGCAAACGGACATTAAAATTGTGTTCGGAGCGTTCTGGAATAACACATCAAATCCAGCGTCAGTAGTTTTGACTCAGTTTAAGTTAAGTTTGATTTAATAAAAGTTTAGGGTTACGATTAACGTGACTCTATTAAAGCATCGTCAAGGGGTACGGGGCAAGGTAAATCTTGCAGCCTCTCCTCGGTGTACATAAAGGAGACATACAACATGTCAGTAATCGCACAGTATGAAGTAAGCGTAGCGGCTCCATCAACAGTCGGTGGAACCGGAATCGGCGCAATTAAGTATTTTTCTAGCAACCCTCCGCAAGCATTGTGGAACACCGGGTTTGCCGGAGTAAATACACCGCAGTCTAGCGCACAACTAGGAAATACCCCATCAGCAACTAGCGGTCTAGGCCAGATGATGATTTATACCGCATCAGTAGGTGGGCAAGGTAAGCTTCTAGGAAATCGTTTTCGCGTGTACGCATCAGGAGTGGCATCTTCTGCTGTAACACCAACGTTTACTCCTATCGTTCAAGTAAACAAGGGAACTGTATCATCTGTTTCTTATGTAACTTTGATGACCCCGGCAGCAGCTAACACACTGGTAGCAAATCAGCCAGTAGGTTGGTCATTAGCTGGCGATTTTCTTCTAGATCCGACTTCAGCTAGCATACACGGGTTTATGAAGACTCAATATCAGTCTACCGCTACTGGAAACTCTAACGCGGTTGCCGAAGTATCCATCACGTTAATCAACGGGCTAACCTTGACCGGAGCAGCAGGCGCAGCAGGATTCGGATTGGTTGCAGGTGTTACTTTTGCGGGCACATCTGACGCATCTAACTCAGCAAGCTTGTACGAATTCAAGATCGTCCAGGACTAAGCTAATTAACCAATTCTAGGACAGTAACGGGGCGCAACTATTGAAGCGCCCCTTCTTCCAGAACATCTGTGTAAATCAGGGCCTGTCCGGGTGTTAAAGTCACTGACAAATTTTAGGAATCCCATGAACGGCGACACGTTAGAAGTAATGAAAGCTATCAGCGACTTCCGCCAAGAGTCATCGGAAGCCATAGCTCAGTTGCATTCGGAATTCTCTTCTTTTAAAGGCGGCATGGATGTTCGTGTTGCTGCTATCGAAAAGGACCAGGAAAAAGCCGACAAGAAACAGTGGGTTCACTCCTGCATAGTTTTTGCGGGCAGCATCCTGCACCACGACCTCGGAACTTGGTTGCATTTTAAGTTTTAATAATTTGCAGTAAGGTTGGGGCGGTGCCTTTATCACCGCCTCTTACTCTATAAAGGAGAGTAAACATGTCGTATAAAACTGGAATAGAACTGCACGAGTATCATCAGAGAAAGTTTAAGAAGTGCCCATTTTGCATTAAAGAGTGTAAACGTAATATAGCAAACGGAAGAAATAAGGGGCATTACAGGACCTGTGGTTCTATAGATTGTATAAGAGCAGCGAAAAACAGACCGGAAGTCGTTGCTAAGAAAACTCATCGAGGAAGTTCTAACCCTAATTGGATACACGATAGAACTAAAGTTAAATTTCAAAGAAGCAGAATAGAATTGAAGTGGTGGAGAGAAGAAATTTTTAGACGCGATAATTATGTTTGTCAAGAATGCGGTAAACGCGGAGGCCGTCTTCAGGCTCACCATAAGAAATCATATGCCTTGTTTCCTAATTTACGATTCGATATTTCGAACGGCGAAGCATTGTGTGAAGACTGTCATAAGAAAACTTCCTCATATTGTAGGTCTCTAGAGGTGCAATTTGCCCGCAGTTTCTAAGAAGCAACAAATCGCTATGGCGATAGCCGAGCACGCACCTGAGAAGCTGCACGCCGAGAATAAGGGCCTCTTGGACATGTCTCACAAACAGCTTCATGAGTTTGCGTCTACCCCGCGTAAGCATCTCCCAACGTACGCGCACGCCAGGAAAGCACGTAAGGAATCGGAGTAATCATGCCAACTGAAGAACAGCGAGCAGCAGTAACTACAGAACGTGGTCGTCAGGCAGCACAGATGACAGACCAGGCAGAAAAGAAAGCGTACATTGCTGGTTCAGCAGGCGTGGATAAAGATTACGATGCAACCGCGCAGGCTACATCGGCTAAGGGAAATGAGCTTCAACGTAGAAGTATTTTAGGAAGTCAATACTCGGTGGCTAGAGATGCCAGAAAAAGCGCCTGAAAAGAGTTGGCTTAAGAAGATAGCCGCGCTAAAGAGACTGCTTCGGGAAGTAGGTCCGTTGTGGCCTAAGAGCACGAAGCTATCCGGGTATAGTGAGCAGGGACCGTATCATTGCGGAGATTGCGTCTACCTTAAAAAGAAAGATGGTGATGCCTTTAAAGACGCTGACGGAAAAGGTCGCTGTCTGCACTCCGTAGTCATGGCGGACGCTCAAGTTAAGAAAGATGAAAAGATGCTCCCTATTATCAATATCGAGCATGGTTGTTGCGAGTTTGTGGAATATGAAGAGGGACATGTAGAAGAGTCCCACGAGGAAAAAGAAAATGGCGAAAAAGCATCATAAATATACACACAGCACGATTGAGCACCACGATGACGGAAGTCACACATCGACCCACCATCACGAAGACGGTAAGAGCCACAAGAAGTACGCCTCTGCCGATCATGACGCTATGTTGGATGGTATGATGGACCACACGTCTGCTCCGAACCCTGGTGAAGAGATGCCAGGCGCTCCCGCAGCACCAGTTGCTGGCGCAGGCGCACCTCCGCTTCCTCCACAGGGGGCATAAAATGGCAAAAGCAAAGAACCCTTCACTTTATAGAGCGATGCATAATCTCCGCAAGGGCGGACTTCACCGCGCTCTAGGTGTTCCCGCAGGCGAGAAGATTCCCGCTGATAAGCTAGAATCGGCTCGTAACTCGGATAACGCGCACGTAAAGCACATGGCTAACTTCGCGCACACAATGTCAGGTTTCAAAAAGTAATGAAAGCGGACCAGATTTTAGATACCCTGATAAATAAGTTTCACATCATTTTAGGTAGCGCAGCCCAAGCAGCCATATTCGTTTACCACTTTAAAACTGGACACGATCTAGGCGCTGGAGTGCAGAATACCGTTTACGGATACTACGCATTCCTTGCAGGCCATGCCCTTACTTACCAGAAGTACCCAGACAAAGACGCACAATAGGTTCCCATGCTTGAAAAGGATTTGCTGAAGGTTATAGGTAAGCTCATGGTTCAGGTTGAAGAAGAGAGACGCCGACGCATAGAAGCTATACAGGCGTTGACTAGTCTTCCTTTACTGAAACCATTTTCTATTCATATTCCTACGGATGAGGAGATAGAGAGAAGAATTCAAGAATTATCATAGGTGTAATATGGCTGGCGAAAACCCAAACGAACAAGTAATCTGTTACGTTTCACGTCACGGTACTACTGACTGGAATGCGAATTCCGGGAACGGTGGCGGAAGATACAGAGGTCAAAAAGATATCCCGCTAGACGCTCAGGGAAGAGAAGATGCGAAAGAGGCTGCTAGGTTTCTTGCTAATATAAAATTCGGTCAAGCCTGGTCTAGTGATTTAAGCCGTTCAAAAGATACAGCTAAAGAGATATTAAAAGGGAAAGGCATCAAGGTCATCCCGCTAGCATCCCTAAAACCATTGGATTCGGGTAAGTTTACAGGCATGCAGAAAGACGACGCCAAAGAGGACATGAAGTACTATCAGGAACATACAGATGTTCGAATTCCTGGCGGAGAGTCTATCGACGGAATGCATAAGCGAGTTCGTCCTCCTGTATTCAAAGCATTCAGGGCAGGGCTAAGAACAGGAAAGCCTAGCCTTCTTGCTGTACACTCAAGCGTAATTCACAGTATAGGTCACTTGCTTCATGACGACCACACTGCCGCTCTAGTCGAGCCTGGTGGAGTCATCGAAGTTATATTTGACGGAAAGAAGTTTCACGCAAAGCCGATTTTCAAGGCTAAGAATGATAAGGGTACGGGGGAAGCGCACTACGCTTCTTAGTTTTACAATAATAGAGGGACAATATGCTAGCGGGACAGGAAAAGAGGGATTGGGAGTTTGTAAGCTATCGAGCAAAGAAGCAGATGGCACTCTGGCCCAGGTTGGTCAGGGGAGAAGCCGAAGGACTCGATCTTTCTGGGGTAGACCCTGAAATTCTTGCTTGCTGCGTTGAGGGAAAAAACTTCCGAAGCGAAGGTCACGTTAGTCCTGTAGACGGAACGGGCCGTATAAAGTCTCCGATGGAAGAGATGTGGCTACTGTACATCGGCGTACAGAGCATATCTGAAGAAGACGAAGCACGCGGCAAGGATAAGCCTGAGTCCAAGACTAAGGCCAAATCTAAGCCTAAGAAGTCGAAGGATCGGGATGACGAAGCGATAGAGCCTATCAAGGCCCGTCGAGTAGTAGGTCATCAGATTATCGATAAGGATTCAAATCCTACGGATCAGTGGTCTTACGATTCCGTTCAGTGGATTAATGACAAAACAGGAAAGCCAACTGGGGGAATTAACGCCTACGGCGGAATTCATTTCCACGATGACGGCTATCTTGATTTTTCAGCGTGGCTGTATGCTAGGGACCAGGCTCGAAAAGACCTTCTCTGGTTTAACGTCGCCGTACTGGGGAACACTAAAGTAAACAGAGCAACTCATCAAATTGTATGTAATCAATTCGTTCAGAAGAATTTTGATGGGGTGTATAGGCGTGGATATTCTTTGGACGTGGTCCAGGCATCTATCGGACGCCAAAATCGAATTCCTGTTCAGTGGAATCCGGTTATTAAGAATTACGAACCCATTCTAGAAGAAGCATCGATTCCAGAGAATTTAGAGTCGATGATGATTTTGCTGTACCCTCGTGGATTTTTCAAGTCCACTATCGGTCGTGCAGACGCGGTCCAATGGCTGTTGAATTGCCCTGACATATCTATGATGATTATGACTGCGGCCCGCGACCTAGCGGCCCAGTTCGTTTTGGATATAAAAAGGCAATTTTATTTAGCGAAAGGCGCAGACCCGAAAGCACTTCATTTACTATTCCCTGAGTATGTTCTTCGCGGAGTAGACGGAACTTCGGCTGAAGACTTAATTTGCCCTGCTCGCCGCCGTGAACGCATTTACCCAACTTTATGGGCTGATAGTATTGATTCTACACTTTCTGGGTGGCACTGCGATTTATTGAAGTTTGATGACGCGGTCTCAAACACTAACTGTCTTACAGACACGACCAGAGAAAAACTTCGTGGCAGTATCGATAACACCCTGAACTTATGCGATCCTTGGGGCAAAGTCGATATGCTAGGAACCAGATACTTCCCTGACGATTATTACGGAACCCGTTTTGATAAGTATATCGAAGAACCAGAGACGGCGGGATTGAAGTTTTTTGTTGGCGCAGCATGGTACGTTAAATCAGAGTTCATTCATATCGAGAGAAAAAGTCTCAGAGATTTGATGGAACATATGGTTATTCTGACGTTCCCAGAGCACGCCTCTTTTAAGTCTCTTCGCGGAAAACTGGTTAACAATGAGCAAGAATTTCGTTGCCAGCAGTTAAATCAACCTGTGTGGGGAGCAGGCAAGGTTGATCTTCCTCTTGCACTTCTACAAGCCCACATGATGTTGCCTACAGAGGCTAAGGCTCTGAAAGGCGATGTCCTCATTATGGGCGACATGGCTAAAGAGGCCAAGAAAAACTCAGATTACTCCGCCTTCGTTGCCGTAAAGATTTTTCAGAGAATAGACCAAGCAACAAATACACCGATAGGTCCTGTCTCTGTTGTGGTTCTTGAAGTCGTTTACGGAAAGTGGAGTCAGTCAGAAACAGCAAACAGTCTTGCAGAACTAAATAAAAGATGGCTGCCGTGGCGTATTCAGATTGAGAATACAGGTGGTCTAGAGTCTTTTATGACTTACGCCATACCGGATGCATTTAAGAAAACCAACTTGCCTTGGCATCATATTTATTGGGCTGCTGTTGAGCAAGGTTTCGATGCAAAGCGTAATCGTATTAAGGGTCTAGAAATTCTTCTCAAGGCAGAACGATTGTGGTTCTCTATGGGTCCTTGGAATGACGAAACTTTCTCCCAACTGAGTCAATACACGGGCGCAAAGAGTACTCGAAGCAGAAAAGATGATATACCAGATGCTATGGCATTCATTTCTAAATACCTGCCTAGCAGCACTCCGAAGACACCCGAAGAACAGGAACAGGAAGCAAATCAAGCCGAAAAAGAGATGATGGCAAAATTTCTGGCGGCGCAGCACGAAGCATATTTTGGCAATAGTAATCCCAACTTCGCACCACAACAAATAGAGGAATCCCCGATATCTTCTCCGTATGACGACATTAAGAAGAAGTTTTTGGGAAGATAGGAAACCTAAATGACGGAATCGTTAAACCAGCACGCGGCTGAAACTCTAGAGAGTAGGGCAGTCGATCCTGTAGGCGATATAACGTCAGAGAACATGAAGAAGGACCAGGATACTGGGACTTACATGTACGATGACGGAGCAGCATTAAAACTAGTTATCGATGACGCTGCACGCGCCGATCAGTACGCAAACATAAACCAGTGGTCGAGCGCATGGACGGAATCCGATATTATTTTGCAGAGCCCGCGTCAAGCTTCGGCTTTCGACGGTGGTAACGTAGCTCAGGCAAACGTTCCGAAGTTTACGCTTTCAAATCACATTAGTTCGATTGTTCCTAAAGTCATAGAGGGTTTGTTTTATGAAGACCCCCCGTTCATACTTCGTCCGCGCCCTGGCACAAAGCAAGAAGTAACACGGGCAAAGACCGCTCTGTTCTCCGCGCAACTTTGGGATATGAAGTTTCAAACCCAGTTGAGACGCGGCACAGAGCAGATGGCTCTTCTGGGCACCACGATATTCAAGTGGGGCTATCTTGAGCACGACGATCAAATCAAGAGGGCTCGTCGTAAAGCATCCCAGGTAACTCTTAATACAACGATTCCGGTTCCAGCAATCGATACCCCGGACTCTGACGATTTCGAAACCTACGTTGAAGCAGTAAAGATTTCTCGTCCGTGGATTAGGTTCTGCGATATCCGTACAGTCCTTGTGGACCCTGGCTGTCGTGTTGGTGATATCCGTGAAGCAAAGTGGGTCATCTATAGAGATTATGTAACGTACGATGATCTGAACAATCTGCGAGCAATTCCAGGCTACAACATCCTGAGCGAAGAAGACCTGAAAGCATTCTTCTTGTCTGGTCCAACAGTGGGCGCGGACAACATCAGCATGACTATCCCGGAAGGTATGCGCGGATACTTGCAGCATGCCCTTCCTAGAAGCTTCAAGACCAGTGCCGATCCTTTGCAGGCACCGATGGAACTTCTTGAACGTTGGGACAGAGATAAAGTTATCGTTATACTGTCTTTCAACGGTCAAAACATTTTACTTAGAAATGAACCTAACCCATACGGCAAGTTGCCGTTCCTTAGCGCAAACTGGAGAGACCTTCCAGATAGCTTTTACGGACAGGGCTTAGGACAACTTATCGGGGCAGAACAAATCGTTGAGCAAGGGATAACGAACCTAGCATTAGACCTACTTGCCTATGGTTTGCAGCCCACAGCAGTTCGAAAGAAGGGCTTCAACGTTCCTACTCAGATGACGCGCTGGAAGCAGGGCGGCATAATTGATGTGGACGATGACGTGGAGAAGGCATTCAAGTTTTTGACGATGCCCCCGGTCCCAGGCGAAGCTTGGCAATTCTTACAACAGGCAAGAGCCGCCGCGCAAGAGACTTCAGGCGCAAACGAACAAGTTATGATGGGCGCTGGTTCTGCTGGCGTCAAGACAACAGGAATGCGTTCTGGTACGGGCGCAGCAGCCGTGGTACAGGCTAATGCATCTAGATTGGACGGCCCTAGCAGCCGCTTGGTAGAACAGGTTTTCGAACCCTGGATTTACCAGATGGACGAACTGAATAATCTGTTGCTTCCGACAAAAGTTCTACGCCGCATATTGGGCGAAGAATTGGGTATGGTTTACGAAGGGGATCATATCGAGTTTCGTAATGCGAAATTCGAATATGAGGTTCTGGCAGGAGCGCACTTGGGCGCAAAGAAGGAAATGGCCCAGGCTCTTCCAATCATAATTCAACTTTTGAATAATCCTACATTTACGAAACTTGTTAATGAGGCTCAATTCACATTTGATGCGGTCGCTATTTTCAAGGCATTTACTGACGCAGCGGGCTGGAAGTTCAGTCAAGATTTCTTGCGCCAGATGACGCCAGATGAATCGCAACGCTATCAAGCCAACTCTCCCGCAGCCATGCAAGCGCAGCAATTGCAGGGGCAGAAGGATATGCAGGAACGAAAGTTCCAGCAAGATCGAATTCTTGAAGATGAGAAGTCGCTCGGAAAGGCTGGAGCAGAGGCACTTCGATCAGCAACTGAACATAGTTTGAGTATGGAGCAAACAGGGGAACCAAGTAGCAATCCTCAGTCCTTCGGATCAACAACAACGTTATAGTAGTTCAATAGAACAATAAGGAATACAATGGCAAATACCCCACTTTTGGCGAATGAACTTACAGATACTCAGCGGGTTTCTTTAGCATCGCTAAGGCAACATCCCGGGTTTTCTGTGTTAGAAGAATTACTGATGGCCGCATGTAGGAGAGCCACAGAAGAAGTTATCAAACTCGACCCAGTTGAAGAGGGTTATGAGCGTAAGCTCAAGGCTCTTCAGTCCCGGGCTCGGGAACGCAATGAATTTTCTTCTTTAGTCCTTAAGTCTATAGACTGGCAAGCCCAGGCTGTAGCGCCCAAGGAAGAAACGAAGAGTGAACCAGAATTCAATAGAATTGTAAAAGGATTGAAATAATGAACACACAAATAACTCCTGAGACTCTCACGTTCGACCATATCAAATCGTGGACCCCGCAGGAAATGAAAGACCAGATGCGCCGTAGCCCCGAGATGCGAGAGGCTGTTTATAACATCGTAAAGGTTAAATCACAGGCGGATATTGAAGCGGCTCAAGCAGAGATGGAAGCTAACAGTGCGCCTGTTGTAGAAGAGCCCCCTGTACAGACTCCTGAAGAGTTAGCCGCAGTGGAAGCACAGCGGGTAGCTGCCGAACAAGCAGAGACTCAGCGTATCGCAGCGGAACAAGAAGCGGCTCGCGTAGCAGCGCTACCTAAGAAATTTGTAGCCGACTATCAGATTAAGGATGAAGATGGCAACCCCATCGGTCGCCCTACTCACCTTGAAGCAGCATCAGAAGAAGAATTGCGCGGAAAGGTTATAGAAGCGCACGTTCAGGCGACCAGAGCATTTCATCGCTTGAAGAAACAGAAAGTCTCATTCAAGGAACAGCCACAACCCGTAGTTCCAACGCAGTCATCGGACGCGGAGTTGTTGGCATTCATGAAGGATTTGAAGTCAGATGACCCTCAGAAACAGCTTGACGCTGTTCGAAAGGTTCAAAAGCTTGATACGGATAGGTCAAAGGCCGAATCAGATCAGAAGCTCGCCGAAATTAACGAACTCAGACGCCAGGAACAGGTAAGCTATAAGTTCTTGACGCAGCATCAAAAAGACTTTAACAATTGTGAAGCGAACATCGCATTAGTCAAGGGATACTTCCAGGATAATGAACTTGCCTGGACATCCGATAATCTTGAAATCGCTTTCCATGCTTTGGAATCAGAACTGGCCCCAGTGGAGTCAGTCGCGGCTATCGTTCCGGCTAATCCGGTAGTAGTCGCACCCGTAACAGTAGTACCAGCAACGCCAGTGGTAGTTCAGCCAGTGGTGATTGCTCCAGTCGTGCCAGCGCTTCCGGCTAATCCGGTAGTGGCTGCTCCTCGACCGGGAGTCAACGGAAGTATAGTTCCAGGACAGAACTCAGGTTCTCGCCCTGTCGCTACGCCTACGAAAACTATAACAGCGGAAGAAATTAGATCATGGGACGGACCTACGATGCGTGCGAAGATGCGTAATCCCGTACTTCGAGCGCAAATTGAAGCTGTAGCAGCTTCTCGAAAACTTGGTCCCAGGGCATAACAATCCGCGCTAGACATTGAACATAGGAGGGTACTGCTATGGCAGGCTCACCCAACCCGGCAGCAGCAAACGTCGGGAATATACTTACCGCACAGAGCATTCTGTTCGATAAGGAACTAATTCCGAACCTCAATTAAGGGGTCACTCAGAAGTTGAGTGAGAATTTTCTCTAATGGACTTGAACCCTGAGACGGGAACAAGGCGGAAGCGAAAGCACCGTGAGAGACTAAACGAGAAAACGTCGAAAGACGATGCGATAGTCCGCTCTAACAGTAAATGAACTGTTAGTTAACATATGGCAAGGGCGAAACGGACGCCTTTCTAGCAGCGGCAGAACGCCGTGTGCAACCACTGAACGCTGGCATCAACCGCCAGTTCTTTCAGTATAACACATTGACCGGGGATACAACCCAGGTCGGTGATGGTGTTATCGGCTCACCCGAGTTTATCGGACAGATCAGTTCTCCGGCTCAGGTTGGCGAATGGAACAACTACAGCAACTTCTCAAGCTTCGTCATTGCATCAGCATTGGATGACGTTGTTGGGAACAGCGCAGTTGAACTAGGATACCAATCTGGTCAGAGCATCTCCGAACTGTACAGCGCAGTTGCTGACGCAGCAGGAGCAGCATCTGTCGATTCTCAGGTTAACCAGAGCAGCTTGCTAACTTCACCTTTCGTTCTCGACTTGGGAACATTGCGTGAACTGAAGCAGCAGCTTGTTTCAAAGAACGTTCTGCCTTGCAAGGCAGGAAAGTTCATGGGCGCAGTAAGCCCGAACGTTCTAGGTGACATCTTTAACGCTACGACAGTGAACAACTCAATCGTAGACTTGTGGAAGCTTGGTAACATCGACAAGTTCGACAAGATCGCTGGTTCCGACCAGAAGATGGACATCGAACTCCCAGGCACAAACATAGTGCTTCGCCAGACCCCGTTCGTGACCACAACCGCAAACTACCAGTCATCTGGAAAGATTGCATACCGCACATACGTGTTCGGTAACTACGCTATCATCGGCGTATGGTTGGAAGTCCCGGGCGACACCGACCTTCACGAAGGCGACTGGCGCACGATTGACTGTAAGGTTGTTGACAATGCTCCCGCATCGTCATTCGATCCTACGGGAACAATCGGTGGATGGTGCTCTTACAAGTTCCACCAGACGGTTTCATTGCCGCCTGCCCGTGGAGCAAACACGCAGAGAATGCGCTGGATTGACAGTGTCCCTGCAATTCAGTAAAGAAATCGCTTGACACGGGTTACAACTTGTGCTAGGCTTTAGATTAGGGGAGTGTGCTATGAACATACTCCCTTAATCACTCTTTTCATAGGAGAGAACAATGAGTCAATTGATTGATTTAAAGGGACGTGTTTTTGGCCGTCTCGCGGTTCAAAAAAGAATTGAAGACCACACTACAAGTGGCGGTAACGCTATTGTAATGTGGGAGTGTATCTGTTCTTGCGGAAAGTATGCCGATGTTTCGTCTAACTCTCTTTCTAGGGGTAAGACTAAATCTTGCGGGTGCCTGTTATCGGAACTAGCCGCTGTAAAAGGACGTTTAAATAAAATTCATGGGGGGTATTCTCAGTCTTCCGACCCTAATGAACGAATTAAGTTCCAGGCATTAGTTAATATACGAGAAAGGTCAAAACATCGGGGATACGAATCTGATTTAGAGGTGGCCGACCTCCCAACACTGACTGATTCATGCCCTGTTTTAGGTGTTAAATATTCTAAAGGTTCTTTGAAAAACAAAGATTTTGTCCCGTCAGTAGACCGTAAAAATTCGAATTTACCGTACTTGAAAAAGTACAAAAGTAATCTTATGTTCATATCTCATCGAGCTAATAGGATTAAATCCAACGCGACAATAGATGAGTTGCAAAAGATTTTGCTATACCTTCAAACTAAATAATTTCCTACAAAATTTCTAGTACAGAATTCGAGGGCTTCATAGCCTGTCGAGTAAAGGACTGTCATGGCTCAATACATAAAGCCGCCACTGCAAAATCTCGATAAGCCCTGGGGGGTTAATCGTGATTTGAAGACCACGCGAGATACAATCAAAAAGATGCTCGCTGGTGGAACCCCTAATTGGTTCAAGTGGCCGAAGGACTACAAAGCGTTTGCCCAGGAATCGATACTCGCTGACAAAGAAGTGTCAGACAAGATGGCGTATCGGTACAAGATGGACGATCAAGAGTTGCTAATAAATGAATTAGCAAGAAAGGTCAATCCAATCCGTACCCGAGATTTCATCGAGAAGCTTCGAAATCATGGGATTAAATGCTACACCATTGATAACGGTTACCCGCCGTCAACAGTGGCATTGTGGGCCTTCAAACCAGGAACAGATCACGTCGTACCCGTGTGCTACCTCCAAGTGCCCGCGATGTATGAATGGTCTGTCTTGCGACTCGACAAGCGTGGATTGCCTAATGGAGAGGCATATCGCGGTTGGCGTACAGTCGAAGTCCAGTTGATCGAAAAAGGAATCGTCTCAGAGGCAAGAGCCCACGAGATATTCGGTCACCCCGTTGACGGCCCCGTCAGCAGGAGATTCCGAAAGAACCTGTTCTGGTACCGCAATCGGCGGGAATTAGCAGGAACTTCAACCTGGGTAGACCAGGACTAAGAGGCAGTTTTAGCCTACACAAACCCACCGAGGTTAATCGGTAAGCGAGAGAACATGACAGACCAAGTAAACCCCGGACAGGCGAAGCCTGCCCCGGAAGTGGCCTCTGATGCCACAACATTGCAGTTGCTAGTTCAGCTTCTATTGGCCGAGCGCCAGGAATCTTTGCTAGAGAGACAGGAAAAAGCACGAGCATTGGGAGCACGTAACGACCAAAGACGCAAGAATGCTGACTACGTCGTAGCCGAGAAAAATAAAATTCAGGCTATGTGTACTCACAAGAAGGGCGGCAGAGGGTTGAAGTCACCGAAGACAGATTACGCGGTGTACTTCCACACGTTTACGGATGCTTCTAGCTATATTCGTTGCCAGATTTGCGGCATGAAATGGCGCAATCAGGATACAACCCAATTCATATTCCGTAGTGGCAACAAGATGGACAACCACACGGGAATCGGTTGGAAGGAAGCCTATGAAATGGTTTCCAACTCTACGAACACCGCAAGTGCATCAGAAGTTAAACTGTCTACGCAGCCTATTCAGACTAACGTAGCAGACCTGAATTAAGATTTATCCGGTACGGCGGATTACATGTCCAGTCCCGTACAGACTGGACCTTTTTATAGGAGAAGACTCTGGTATACCATTCCTGATTACACCAACAGACTACGAAACGGGTCTGTAGGCCCGCCTTCCGTAGCCAGAGCATCTTATGGCTAATTCACAAAGTAAACTCACACTACAAAATATTCTCGATAAGGTTTGGCCCCTTGGCGATGTACAGCCAGTCCTAGCTAATGTTAGCGGCTCCCAACTAGAGCCCTTCGTTACTATCTGCACCGATGTTTATTCTGACATCGTTGGCGTTGCTTTTCCCCACAAGTGGAATGAAGTTAAGCTACCTGTATTTTACACCAACAGTTTTCAGCAGGACTATGCTTTACTGAACCCCGATGGCAGCAGCGTGTTCAACGTAGAATGGTTAGAGCGCGGCATCTGCGTAGATATGACCAGCAACTCTATCCCGAAGGCTTGGGGATACGTTGAGTGCGGTCGTCAACTGACTCAGGCAACAGGGACCTTCCTTCAAGTTACCACATGGCGCAATCCTACCTTCTTAGCGAACTGGTTCCCGAATTACATGCTGTATTACGGAACCTGGGGCGCAGCAAACTCTGGAAATCCTACAGTAGGAAACAACCCAGGTGCGGGCTCTATCTATACAAATCCTTTGAGCGCAACAGCCAACACACAGCCGTCTAATCCCATGACGCAGATTATAGATACAAACGGGAATATTCAGGTTGTAACAACTTACGGAGTCTGCGGACTAACCCAACCTAATTGGCCTGCGGTAAATGCTCTACCAGGAACCAACACTACCGATGGAACGACTGTATGGACCGTGGCTGACCCGAACGGGATTGGCATCCGTATCCTCCCTGTTCCGTCACAGACAGGGGCTGTATTCCAATTTAATTTGATTGCTCAGAAGCCTTCGATACAGTTTACTAGTCTAAGTCAGACCCTGGACCCGTTCCCGGA